CCGGGTTACAGACCCGAATGCCATGATCGCCAACCTGAAGACCGTCTCTGGCCGCAAGCGACTTCCCCCGCGCCGGGATCCTTACTTCGACACGGTTCGAAGCGGACGCAGCATCGGCTTTCGGAAGATGACGGCGACCAGCGTCGGCACCTGGTCCGCTCGAGCAGCGAAGGATTCCGGAGGCTACACGCACGAAGCGTTGGGGGAATTCGTGGAACTGCCCGAACATGACCGTTACGACGCTGCCCTGAAAGCTGCCCACGAATGGTTTGAGCACCTCGACCGGGGTGGACGGACCGAGGCCACCACGATCAGGGACGCGTGCGATGCGCATGTTGCTCACGTGAAAGCGCGGCGGAACGAGCGCGCTTCGAACGACGTGAAGAACCGGTTCGACGCGTACGTGCTCGACGATCCGAAGTTCGCCGCGCTCGAGCTGCGGAAGCTCACGCCGAAGGACGTCGAAAAGTGGCGTGCGCGGCTGAAGGCGAAGGCGGCGGGAAGCGGCCCGAATCGTGGGAAACCGCGTTCGGATTCGACGCTCAATCGCGACATGACGACGCTCCGGGCCGCGCTGAATCTCGCCTTCGCCGATGGCCACGTGTCGAGCGACTTTGCGTGGCGGAGCAAGTTGCAGCCGATGGCAAACGCGGACCGCCGACGCACGCTGTTTCTCGATCGCGATCAGCGTCGCGCCTTGCTCGCGCATTCGCCGGCCGATCTCGCTCAGTTCCTCGGCGTGCTGTGCCTACTGCCGCTTCGACCCGGGGCCGCCGCAAAGTTGGTAGTGGCGAACTACGATCGCCGGCTGCATGAGCTCGTGATCGCGAAGGACAAGGCCGGCGCTGACCGCCGCGTGAAATTGCCGCCCGCTACCGCCGAGATTTTCGACAAGGCGGTGCGCGACAAGCTGCCCACTGCGCCGATCTTCACTCAGGCGAACGGCAAGCCTTGGAACCGCGATGCTTGGAAGCGGCCGACGAAGGCTGCCGTGCGTGCGGCAAAGCTGCCAGGGGGCGTCACGGTTTACGTGCTGCGGCATTCGCTCATCACGGATCTGATCTCGGCCGGTCTCAACCCGATGTCGGTCGCCGAGCTGGCCGGCACGAGTGTGAAGATGATTCAAGACCATTACGCGCATCTTCGTGCCGACCTTGCGGTCGACGCGCTTGCGCAGCTCGCTTTGTAGTACCGGGCCGCGCGGACCAGCGGCATAAAGTCGGCCGGAATCGAGAGGGCAATCTCGACCCGGCCTGACCACCGTCATAACCCTTGGAGAAATGACAATGGCTTCATCAATGCTAAACCCCCCACGTGCCCGCGTTACTCGGCAAGAGCGCGAGTTTGCCAACACGTCAGACACCGAGCTCTGGAAAATGCTCACTTCGTTCCTCGACAAGTGGCAAGCCTCAACCGAGCGCGCGTGCGCCGCTGCTGAGAAGGGGCTCGAGTCAGAAGCTGGCGCGGCACGCTCGCACTTCGAGGACATCGTAGACCAGACGTGCGACCGCGCATTCGAGATCAGCGCCCGCGACTGCATTCGAGAGCTGAAGCGGCGACACGTTTCCTTGCCGCACCAGCCTGCGACGGTGTCGAACCTCTTAGCACATTGACAAGGGCGGGACAGATCGCCTACATTTCCGCTACTGTCTGCAGCTAGTCGCATCTTGCGGTACTTGCTAACGACTTTCTGAGGCCCTTCGAGCGAAAGCTTGCGGGGCCTTTTTCGTTGGTGGCGCGTCCTGCGCACACCGTTCCCAACCCGCCCGACTTTACGCCGCGCGGGTTTTTTTTCGTCTGGAGATTCTGTATGGCAATGCCATTGCGTCCCGTTGTCCGCGTGCAAGACGGTCCCGCTGCGAGTGGCCTCAATCGCACGGCATTCTTCGCGTTCATGAAGAAGGGTTTGATGCCTCGGGGCTTCCTGATCGGCGAGCGATCGAAGGCGCTCTATGCCGATGAGATCGCCACTGTGACAGCTGCTCGCGCCGCAGGTCAAACTGACGATCAGATTCGCGCGCTCGTGCAACGCCTCGAGGCAGCTCGCCAGGAGGTGACGTCATGAACGCGACGCACTGCACCCGCGAGGTCGCACAGCAGGCCGCCGGCGCGATCGCTGCGCAGAAGGCGATCGATAAGACTCGCGCCGATGCCAACGGCGTCCCGCACGCCTGGCACCAGTTCGCCATTGTTGCCAGCACCTACGGGCCGCGCTCGCCGGCCGCCGCCGCGTTCATCGCCGAGCTCGCAAAGCGAGCGGCAGCGTGACGCGTGGCGAAGCGCGACTACCGCAAGGGTGAGCTGCCGTTTGAGTTCCAGCCGATACCCAAGGCGGTGCTGCGGTCTGCGGAGTTCCAAGCTCTGCCGTCGTCCGCCAAGGCGCTGATGCTCGATCTGATGGCGCAGTACACCGGCAAGAACAATGGCCGGTTGTGCTGTGCGTTCGAGGCGCTGCAGGCTGTCGGGTGGTCGCACAAGCACACGCTTGCCCGCGCCAAGGAGCACTTGCTCGAGTGCAGCTTCGCCAGACTCACGCGCAAGGGTCGCGCGCCGCGAACGGCCGAATGGCTCGGCTTTACGTGGTGGAAACTCGACTGGCAGGAGTCGATGGAGATCCCGGCCACCGGATGGCCGTACCTGAACTTCATGCTTGCCGAAGTGAAGCCCGCAAAGCCCACCAAGCAACAGCTGTATGCGCGATGGTCGGCCCCCCCGACTGACGGACGTTCTGAGGTGCAGAAAGTGCTCCCATTACCGCCAAAAACAGGCTCTGGTGGTGCAGAAAGTGCTCCTATAGAGCCTGAATCGAGCAGGTCATTGGTGCAGAAAGTGCACCACGCCACATAGGTGATGACGTGTTTGCGTCTGAGGTGCAGAAAGTGCACCAGTTCTAGAGCTATGCCATCTCATGCCGACTTTGTCGGCCGTCTTCCCGGCATTGGACGCTCGCTCCGAAGGGGCGATAGTGGGTTGGCCCGGGCCTGCGGAATCTCGCGGCGTTCCGGCGTAATTCCGGCGGAAGTCGGCGCGCGGCGCTCGGAAGTAGACGCACCGGTAGACGCTTTGTAGACGGCGCTGTAGACATTGGCCGTCTACACGCACAGGTGAGCAGACCGTGGAATCAACAACTTAGCTTCAACCCCTGCGGGTAGATGTCTGCGGTGCTTGGCCGAGCGCCGGTGGATGCGCGTTTCAGCCGTTGCAGGTGCCGTTGCGGGTGCCGTTGCAGGTCGATGCACAAGCCCCTTCGAAGCCCCTTCGAAGGGCGGCGCCACCCATACGCCAAGCCATTGATTCCATTGTGGGCCGCCAATCGTCACGTTGTCCGTGCGTTGTCCGTGACGGATTCCGACGGTCATTCGCACGTCCGCTTTGCGATGGCAAAGCCATCCCGTTTGCCACCGGTTTGCTACCGGTCTGCCATCACGTCCGAAGAAAGCCTCAGCCATGCCAATGCCATCGCTCCGTCGCGCGCGCCACCTGGCGCAGCCCCACCTCTTCAGTCTAAAAGTGCTTGGACTGGAGGACCAGCGGGTCTGCGCGCGTCCAGACGATCTGTCCGTCGGCGCTCAATGTTCGGAAGAGAGCAATAGCTCGCGCGTCGATCTCGTCGCGGTGTTGCACATACGTCTGCACGAGCGGATCGTCACCGCCGGCGAAGTGATCGGAGAGCGCCTCGGTGGAGATCCGACAGTGCACCACTTGGCCATCGATCAGAACGCCGAAGTCGACTCCCACTCCTTCACGAAGATGAGGATCGTAGAGGGTAGCTGGTGGCATGCTTGGCTCCGGTTTGCTGAGGGTCAAGTTTCGCACCGTCCGGTATGGGCGTCTCACGCGACGGATCTTCGTGAGCATGGGACTCGTTCAATCGTACGTGTTGCCTCGCACTCTGCGGCCGCCGCTCCATTGCGCAGCTCTGGCGTGCCACGGCAGCATCGGGAGCTTGAGATCGCGTCGAAGGTCGGCGGCTCGGCGCTCGAGAGCACTGAGATTGTTGCCAAGCGAGCTGATGTGCCGAGACATTCGACCGCGTGCGCTAGAGCGCAACTCACTTTCCGCGATCCCTTCGAACAGGAATGCCGAGTCGAACTCTCTCAGCGCCTCACGGTACGCGACTCTTACCGCGCGCGTGGCAAGTACCAAGTCCGCGGAGCTCATCGCATTGGCATCGGTCGCTTGCAGGGTCTCGTCAATCAGGTCGTAGTTGCTCGAGTAGCGCCTCGTCGATTGAAATTCGGAAGCCCTTTCCGCTGTGTCCAACGCGCCCATCGCGTTTGCCAGTTGCGCATAGCCGAGGTGCGCAACGTCGCGGTAGCCCTCAAGGCGTCGGAGCTCTTCGACAGTGGCCGTGCGACGGACGTGTTCAACCTCCAACCGGTGCTGCTTCCCGACTTGCCAGACGACAACACAGGCAGAGACCAAGATCGCGGCTATGGACCCGAGCGCCTGAACCCAAGCGGCCCAGTCCTGCTTGTTCATGCCCTGCAGCGTCTGCGGTCCGATCAAGCTGATCAGCACCCATATCAACACTGGCGCGATCAGCGCGAGCGCAAGCCATGTCATCGGGTCGCGGTGCACTGGCTTCAGTTCTTTGACCATGAGGCCTCCCTTTGGATGGGCGGCAGTATCGCTTCGGACGGGTCGGGGGTGTCCGTGGAGCCTCCTGCAGGCGGGGGGGCGCAGACGAAAGGAAGGCGGCCGACCCGGCCGCCACCGGTCGCCCCCTCAGGCGTGGAGAAAATCTGTCGTGTGACTGGTGAAACTGTTAAAGCGGCACCTCGGCGGCAGGACTCACGGTTGTTAACGCGGCGGGGCAGGCGCGAATCGTTGAACACGTCGACCCGGGGGGTGTTAGTCGATAGTTGTAGCGCTTCGTCGCACGACCGGTCTAGGCCATTTCCACGTTTCGCGCCAGTTCGGATAATTTTTTCTTTCGGGGAATCAACGCTCTGCGGCCACCCGGACACCCCAGGAATGGATGCGTGACCGATGACTGATGCGCAGCTGGACCGCATCGTCGCGGCGCTAGAGCGCCTCCCACAGGAGATCGCGAGCGCCGTGGCGCAATCGATGCGCGCTCAGCCGGATCCCGAAGACGACTTCGATCAGATGACGCGGCTATTCGTCGCGATTGACGAGACGGTCAGCTCGACGCGCGAGTTCTCAGTTGCCGAATTGCTCAAGCACGCGGAGCTGCCACTCTCGCACCGGCTCCGCGAGGCAATCCTCGCGATCGTCGGCTCGGGCCACCCTGGCATCACGCTTGGCAAGGCGCTGTTCCGGGCCCAGGGCGTCGAGTACAGCGGGCTGCGCGTCGAGCGCATCGGCCAGCAGCGTTCGGGCGCAATCTGGATCCTGCGAGGATCGCTGCGACTGTTGCGGGAGTGACTTCCGCACTACCTCCCAAAGCGTTGCGTTCCCCATGGCCTTGCACCGATGCTGCCGCCCATGGAACGTCTCTCCGACCTCACCGAACGCCTCAGGGCCCTACCGAAGGGCACCGCATTCACACGCATGGCGCTCGCCGTCCTCGGCTCGCGCGGCAACCAGCCGCTCGCCGCTGAGATGGCGCGCGCATACGATGACACGACGCCACTGGTCGGGCAGGTTCTGAAGGCCGCCGTCGTCGCCGGTACCAGCGACGGCACCGGCTGGGGCACTGCGCTGGTCGACATGCGCGCGATCTCCAGCGAGTTCATCGGGCTGGTGCAGCCGCGAACTGTTCTGGGCAGACTGCCACGTGTCCGCCGTGCACCGTTCAATGTCGGCGTGCTGCGAAACGGTGGACGCGCTGGCGCCGGCTGGATCGGGCAAGGCGAACCGATTCCGGTGGGCCTGCTGTCGCTCGAGCGCTTGACGCTCGGTCTTGCGAAGCAGGCATCGCTCGTGGTGGTCACGACGGAGCTCTTTCGCGCCGCCGGACCGGCTGGTGAAGCATTGCTGCGCGAGGAGCTTGTGGCGGGCATCGCTGCGGAAGCAGACCGCGCGCTTCTCGACCCCACCATCAGCGCGACGATCGACCATCCGGCAAGCCTGACCTCAGGCGCGCCAGCCATTGCGTCGACCGGGTCGTCGGTAGCGCAGATCACAGCCGACCTTGCGGCAGTGGCTCAGCGCATGATCGACGCGGGGAGCGACCTACAGGCCGCCGCGTGGGCGCTGCATCCGAGGACGGCCTTGTTCCTGTCCGCTCTGCGCGATACCGCTGGCCAGCTGGCATTCCCGACCATCACCGTGCTGGGCGGAACCTTGCTCGGCCTGCCGGCCCTGGTCAGCACCGCGGTTCCGCTGACGGGCAGTCCGGCAATAACGGCGTTGATCGCCTTGATCGACGGCAGCCGCCTCACGGTGGCCGACGATCAGTTGGCGATCATTGATTGGGCAACTGAAGCTGCGGTGCAGATGTCGGACGCACCGTCAGGCTCCGCCAGCCCGATGGTCTCCCTGTGGCAAAACGGTCTCGGCGGCCTGCGCGTCACGCGGTTCCTCAACTTCGAGGCGGTCGACGCGTCGGCGTGCGTCATCCTCACCGGGGTGAGCTACTGACATGCGCTTGTTCGGCCTGGAGATCACTCGCACCAAGGCACCGGTGTCGGCCACCGTCGTGCCGGAAGGCGCGATGGGCTCGGGAGTCAGCAGCCGGCGCTACGGCTTTCTCGGCGCCATCGGCGAGTCGTTCGCCGGCGCCTGGCAGCGCAACCTCGTGCTCGACCGGCCGGCGGCGATGCTGGCGTTCTCGCCGGTGTTCGCGTGCGTGCGGCTGATCAGCGGCGACATCGCGAAGCTGCGGATCAAGCTCGTCGAGCAGAAGAACGGCATCTGGACGGAGACCAGCAACCCGGCGTACAGCCCGGTGCTGCGCAAGCCGAACCACTACCAGACGCGCATCCAGTTCCTGTCGAGCTGGGTGATCTCGAAGCTGATCCACGGCAACACGTTCGTGATCAAGGAGCGCGACGGCCGCGGCGTCGTCATCGGCCTCAGCGTGCTCGAGCCGACGCTCGTGAAGGTGCTCGTCGCCGAGAACGGCGAGGTGTTCTACGAGCTCAACACCGACAAGCTCAGCGGCATCCCCGAGAAGTCGATCACGGTGCCGGCGAGCGAGATCATCCACGACCGCGGCGAGTGCCTGTTCCACCCGCTGATCGGCATCAGCCCGCTCTACGCCGGCGCCATGTCGGCAACGCAGGGCAACCGGATCCAGGGCAACAGCGCCAAGTTTTTTGAGAATATGTCGCGGCCCAGCGGCATGATTACGACCGCTGAGACGATCCCCGACGAGACCGCCGAGCGCATCAAGAAGGACTTCGAGGCCAACTTCAGCGGTCGCAACATCGGCCGCCTGCTGGTGATGGGCGACGGCCTGAAGTACGACGCCATGTCGCAGCCCGCCCAGCAGTCGCAGCTGATCGAGCAGCTCGAGTGGACCGTCGCCGACGTCGCGCGTTGCTTCCTCGTGCCGCTGCACAAGATCGGCGCCGGCCAGGACGTCAAGTTCTCGAACATGGGCGAGATGAACCAGGACTATTACTCGCAAACGCTGCAACTCCTGATCGAGTCCATCGAGCTGCTGCTCGACGAAGGCCTGGGTCTGACGGCCGGCGGCGGCACGCAGACGCTCGGCATCGAGCTCGACCTCGAGGGCCTGCTCCGCATGGATCCGGTGACGCGCGCCGCGCGCAACGAGAAGGCGGTCAAGGGTGGCTACTGGTCGCCCGATGAAGCGCGCGCCACCGACAACCTGGCGGCTCTGCCTGACGGCGCTGGCGCCGTGCCGTACATGCAGCAGCAGAACTACCCGCTCACGGTCCTGGCCCAGCAGGCCCCGCCCGGGGCTACAGGCTCGGAAGAGGCCGAAGCGACAGCGAAGGAAGCGATGAAGATGATGATTTCCGCCGCGCGAAACCTTGACCGTGCGGCTGCACGTGTCGCAAACCGGGAGGCGCCATGAGCGACGCTCCCCGCACCCTGTCTGAACTCGCGAGCGAGCTCGACGACTTGCTCGCGCCGCGCGATGGTGCGCCCGGTCGTGACGGCATCGACGGTCGCGATGGCCGTGACGCTGATCCCGAGATGGTGCGAGCGCTGATCGAGGAAGCGCTCGCCGACCGTCCAGTGCCACGCGACGGTCGCGATGCAGACCCTGCTGTCATCCGACTCGAGGTAGAGCGTGCCGTCG